CACGTCTATGCCACAAAGCAGGTACCATCTGTACTTGCCTTGCGCGGCACGCGGAACACCACCCTGAAATCCAAGGCGGATGTTGCCGTGAGGAGTGGTATTGCTCTCCAATACTACCCCATTGGGAAGAAGAGCGGGAAGACCCACTCTTTAATCCCAGATCTCGCAACAGGCTTAATGCAGCATGATGTGATGATCTTCGACAACGAGCTCAAAGAGCACGTGGTCGAAAAGAGCTGGAAGGAGGAGCTACCTCTTCCTACTAACTCTAAATATGTACCTAAACCTGGAGTCGGGTATAGGCCCATATATGAGGATCCCTTTGCTATTATAGCAGCAAGGACCTACGCGTCGCTTCAGGGGAAGGAACCTCCTGAGACGATTGTCTGGCCCGGAGACGGCATACGTCTCTCGGACAAGATACCACCATACTGCTTGGATGCAGAACTGGCGGGAAGGGAAATCAAGAATACGTGTAGATTCTTTGAGATCCCTCAGGCATCGCAAAAGATGCACCTGATTCTTGAGCATACGTTCTGGGGACGTAAGCTTCAAGACCTTTGCTCCGTCAGGTCAGACGAATCTGCCGGAACAAAAACCCAAAAGAAAATCCGTGCAGCCACGGTTAGAACTTGGGCATCGGGATTGGTGCAGCGCTTGCACCATTTCCTGAGCGGCCTTGGCGACCCACTTTGGTCGACCAAGGAACGCAAGAGTATTTACGAGGATAATAAACCTCGGAATACCCAGCACCGTGCGAAGAGATTCATAGAACTCCTCAAAACGGTTGACGGAATATTCATACAACGATATATGAGTGTTCCGGAAGAGCGTTGGACATGGCATAAGTATGACTTGTTCACGCTAAAGAATTTATCTGCATTGATTGGAGATGAATTCTATGATGGCGAGGTGTCGGTAAAGTACCACCAACTCGTCACAAGGTATTCTCAGCTAAAGAAGCTGAGGAAGACCTTCAAAGATCTATCCAACCGTAACCAGTTGGAAGACTTTTTGACCGACAAGGCACAGATAATTGAGTCTGTGCCCCGTTGGCTGAACGATTGGCTTCCTGTGTGGAAGTACACTCGTTCGTACGAGAAGCCGTTCTGCTTGGCACAGGTAGACGGACTTCTATCGCAAACCAGAGCGGCGGGAACGCCACCTGATATTGTGAAAATGCAGTCAAAAAGAAAGTTCTTGGCGACTGTATCCGAAGTGCCTATCAGTTTGACTGATACTGATAAGGCACTAATCAGGGCAGCGCTCACCAAATTTGATGAGACGATTGACCCAAGCATTTTTACGGGCCTCGACACTAAGGCACGTATAACGCTAACCATCTCCTCTTGTTGGGAAAAGACCCAAGAAGAAGGAGGAACCATAGAGGCAATCAGTGAGATTGTCCATATGGGATCTATCGGAAAGAAGGTTCCAAAGCGGGACCTCTTTACCGGGAGTATCGTCGGAGAGGTAGGTTACACCTCCGAGGATACAGGTACCTATATATTCTGGGCATGCCTAGATAAGGTACTTCGAGAGAGCCCTGATGATATCACCATGGCAGCTCTCGTTATGGTCTCTGAACCGGGCAAAGCTCGGACAGTTACCAAAGCTACAGCGGCACTTAAAATAGTGCTGGATGTAGTAAACAAGATTTGCTCCTGGCCTTTGACCAAGATCGAATCTTCAGCCAGCGGGATGGCAAAGGCCAATCACGCGTGGAATTCTTTCAAGAAATCTTTTACGACTTCTGGGAAAGAAATCAGTTTCGACCCCCTCCGTGAGGAGATCGTCACTGGACCGAGTGGGGAGAGGATTAAAACCACTACCTACCGGGATGCATTCATGTCGTCGACTGACTACGAAAATGCAACAGATGCGATGAATCATGAAGTAGCCTCCATGATATCACGCTATTGGATGAAAAGGTGCGGCATACCACCTATCCTCCAAATGATCGTTCTAAGGACTTGCTACAAGCCTAGGCCGATCGTATTCGAAGCACGAGGCCCTATGGCCTCGTACGGCGAAGAGTGGTTAGGCGAAAGTCCTTTCGCAAACCCACGTTTTGTGATGCTTCGTAAAGGGGTCTTAATGGGAGACCCTCTCACGAAGCCTGTTCTGCATCTAGTAAACATACTAGTGCGAACAGTCGGAATGTATATCTCCGATCCAGGTTTCCTAACGACTGCGTTTGGTCACTCTGGAACTCTAATATCGAAACAAATCGATTCGATGTTAGAGAACAGCAATATTGCTGATATCTTCAACGATACTGAACGTTCAGAATCTGACGAAGAAGTGGAAGATCTGTCGCAAACGGCA